TATCTTTTTTCCTAATCTTTCAGCTGCTAATGCAACTGATATACTATCTACCCCACCAGATAATAGCACTGCTACATTGTCATCTGGTACAGTTTGTTTTATGTTTTCAACTAATAGTTTATCTATCATGCAAAAAAACTCTCTAACGTTCCTTGAGTTCCATAACTACGATCTACATTCCATTTGATTTTTTCTATGATATAGTTTAATGGTTCTACAAAAGACTTTTCAAATTGTAAATCATAATCTACTGCAAAACTAATTTCTTTTGGTAATTTTGTTATAAAAGAAATACTAGATGATTGATATATATTTGGAAGTTTCATATGTAAAAATTTAATCTTATCACCCTCTTGTATCAATGGATACTTGTAACCAAGTTTATTTTTTTTAATAAGATGATTATAAAGTATTGCACCTTTAACATGTATTGGTGCTCCTTTTTTAAATAGATTGTGTGATTCAGTCCATTTACTTAAACCATTTACTCCTCTAGGATACGCCACATCTTCAGGCGCTAGTGTTAGAAATTTTTTTCTAAAATTTTGAATAAAAGTATTCAATTCTTTTTCATCACCATCCATAATAATACGTAATGCTTGTTTTATATTTTCTCTACATGGTGCAGGTGTTGAAGACTTAACTGCTTCTATTCCCATAATTTTTAATTTAGGTTCTTTGTAACGAACACCTTCAACATCATGAGCATTTAAAATATATCTTTTCTTTGCTGTCCATATACCTTTGTCTGCGATTACTTCTCTTTTCATTTGCATTTTTTGTTCAAATGCTTTTGTATAATCAGCAAGTTCTTTATATACTTTATTAATAAATGGTTCTACTTTTTCTTTTGCAATAGTATCAAGAAAGTCAACTGGGTTCTTTGGTTTAAACTTTTCAACCAGTTCATCAAATCTAATATAAACTGAATCTGTATCAGACGCAATAACATAATCAACATCTTTTGTTTTTAGTAATTCATTCATATACTCATTTAATTTTTCTTCTATCCAACGAATAGATAACTGACCAGAAGTGGTAATCGCTTCTGCAATAGGAAGATTATAATATCTAAACCAATTATTACCAATCGCACCATAAGCTGAGTTAAGTGAAATCTTTCTTGCCATTTGAATATTATCAAATTTAGATATCATTTTTAGTAGTTTTGGATTTTTAGTTTTTTCATATTCTTGTTTTGCATCTAACATAGCTCTTTTGTATTTTACTCTGTCCTCATACATTGTCTGCATCATTTCAGGTAAGAAACCTTTTTTGTCAGTTCTAAACAAAGCACCATTTGGTGTCATAGTAGTATCTTTTAAAATAGACGTATCAACTTTTTTAGATAGCAACTTATCTACGTTCATGTTAGGTACTGTTTTATCACTCTTTAATGTTTCTGGTGATATATTATATTGCATAATTAAATGTGGATATAATGAGTTTAAGTCAAACGATACAACCCATTTGTGTTCACCTACCTGTGGGTCTTTAACATATGCACCTTCATACTTGTCAGATTTTTCTTTATTTGTTTTTTGTGGTATAACAATTTTTTTATCCATTAAGTAATTGTGAATAAGAACATCCCAATAACGAACACTACCAAGAACATCTACATAATTAACTTTCGCTTCATATGCCATAGTTAAACATAGTTCAATTAGTTTCATCTTATCTTCTAGTTGGTCAACTATCTCAACATCTTTAATATTATAATCAATAAAAGATTGAAAGTCATTTGTGTACCAATCTCTAAATGTATCATGTGGATTTTCATCTTTTTTAATTCCAAGTTCTACATTAGCAATATGATCTAGTTTGTAACTCTCTTGATTAGTATATGTAAATTTTCTATACAAATCATAATAGTCAAGAGCAGCCACACCTTGAATATCATAAACTTGATATTGTCTACCCATTTGATAAATTGTTTTAGATAATACTGAACGCCAAGGTGATAAATCTTTTAAAGTGTCCTCGTTCATTATTTTTTTAATACGATTACACAAATAAGGAATATCAAAAAATTCTGTATTCCAACCTGTAATTACATCTGGTTGATTTAATTTCCAAAACTTTATAAACTCTGTAAGTAATTCGTATTCATTATCACACTCAATATAAACAACGTCTTTTCTTTCTGTTTTAAATTTACCTACACCCCATACAAATATCTGTTTGTTTTGTTGATTTTTAATTGTAATAGATAATAATTCTTCAGAAGCTTCTTGAGGATTTGGGAAACCATTTTCACAAGCAACTTCTATATCAATTGTAATAATTAATACTTCATCCATATTCCATTCAAGATTAGGATATTGTTCATACAAATAACTAAATTGAAAGTTGGTATTACCATATACTAGATGAGGTTGATCTTCGTATTGTTGTACCCAGTTCTTTGCTTCTTTGATTGTTTCATGTTTAATAGGCATAACATATTTGCCTTGTAAAGTTTTATATTTTGTTTCTCTCATAACAGGACAAAACATAGTTGGCGAATATTTAACCCTACGATTAATACGTTCACCATTTACAATCTCTCTCAATAAAAGATTGTTACCCCATTGTATAATATTTGTATAAAATCTACTCATCAAATTTTTAATTGTTGTGCTAGTACCATAAGACTAAGCCAAATCCACATAGTATTAAACCCTACAAGTGTTGGTAATAATTTTTTCTCTGATGCCCACACTAACATAGTGCTTGTCACTAAACTAAAAACATATAACCACCATATTTCTATCTTAAATATTAATCCTGGTATTATAATTATAGCTTTAGTTACCCACGCTAATGCTTCTACTGTATTATAGTCCGTCCAATATTTACGTTGAAACCACATACTATAGCATTCTTTTATTTTAAGGTAAGTGATACGTTTATATAATATATGAACGATGATCAACCATATAATTGTTGAAACTGTTACTTGCAAGACTGTCATAATATAATATTTGTATAAAATTTATTCAAAATAATTTTCTAGTTTACCTGTTCTACTTAAATCTACTGAACAACAATGAGCACCACCAGACCATAAAAAGTTCCAACGATTAACCCAAGGTATCATTTCAATGTTATATTTTTTTAATTTATCAGCTAAGTTCTTATCATAACCAGAAGTGATAATAGTATTCTCATCTAAAGATAATACGTTACAATCAAATCTTGTCTCTTGAGCTATACCTAATAACTCTGGCATAGGATAGTTTTTTACACCTCTCTCTTCGCACAATGCTTTTATAGTTTTACCATCATATTCTGCTGATGGGTCCATTATAATGATTTCCCAATTATTGTCAACCATTATTTTTGGTACGTATTCTTTTTTCCATGTTAATACTAACCCTGGTCTTAATATTGCTATCTTACCATCTACATGTCCGTAAGCTTGCATCTGAACAAATTTGTGTTTAGAAAACTCCCTCTTGTACCATTCTAACCCATTGTTAGTAATACATATTTGTGAATGTTCTTTTATACCTAATCTATCTTGAGGGTTTGCAAAAGTATGAAATATATGTTTTCCACATTTATAGAAAGCAGCTGTATCACCTATGATATTATTTTGATTATCATATGATTCTATCTGTTCATTGCAATATCTGTTTACTTCATCTATATCTGTTGTGACTTGTTGTGGTTTACTTTCATACATCATTGGTGGCATTGCAATGTATCTAGCACCATTCTTAAATTCATCTAACATTACTTTTTGATGATTTAAGTTTTCTAAACCTCTTTCTTTTTTAGCTGTGTAAACTTCGAATATGGTATTACCAATCTTTCCTATTGTATCTCTACATTGCATCGGGTGACTTAAACCATCTTCAATGTTAGGAATAACATCTGGTCTTACAACTTCAGCACCATACTGTTGACACAACTTGGCAAGTAAATTTAAATCTTCATTTGTTTCATCATGTATTTTTTTTAAAGTATCTTTGTATAATGGTAATTGTTCTTTGATATCTCTTTTATGATTAGTGTAATCTAGAGTATCATCAGCATATTCCACGCTTCTATTTCGTACTGTATTGTCGTACTCCATGAGAATCTTATTCTCAAATTCATCTTCTACTTTACTGACATCATAGGTTTTACCTATTAGGACTTTTTTAAGAGGTGTCCACTCATCATAAACTGTCATTTTATAAAAAACATATCACAACCAAAGTTATCTCTCTGTCGAGATAAACAAGCGTTGTATCCTTTCGAT